CGGCGACCACCGAGATCTACACTCTTTCCCTACACGACGCTCTTCCGATCTCCGCGTCACGGCTACAGCCAGCACGCGCACCTGAACCTCGGCAAGGGCTTCGCGCTCAAGACCGACGACCGCACCGGCTTCCCGCTGTGCTGCGCGCGCCCGGGCATCGAGGGATGCCATGCGGCCTATGACCAGTACCGCCTGGTTGAAGGCGGCAGGGATGGGCACCGCGCCTACGGCCAGGAATGGGGCCGCATCACCCGCCACACGATCCAACAGCGCGGTCTCTGGCCCGCGCACCTGCCTCTCTGGAGCGAAGAAGCATGAAAGCCACCGACCTGACAGCGGAAGCAGTCCGCGCAATGTTCGACTACGACCCTCTGACCGGGCGGCTCAGCTATCGAGAAGATCGTCGGTGCGGGCGTGGCCGGATCTCCATGAAAGCTGGCCAAGAGGCTGGCACGCAGCGCCCTACAGGCTATCGCCTCGTCAACATCGGTGGCAAACCAATGCTGACGCACCGCCTTGCCTGGCTGCATGTGCATGGTGAATGGCCTCAGCACGACATCGACCACATCAACGGCGATCCTTCCGACAACCGGCTGGCGAATCTGCGGGATGTGCCGCACTCCGTCAACCAGCAGAACCTGCGGCGATCCACCAAAGGGCGCAAGCATGGGACTCTCATGGGCACCGCGTGGCATGCCGGGACCAGGAAATGGCGCGCGCTGATCGCCGTCAATGGCCGGCAGAAATCGCTTGGCTATTTCGCCACCGAAGAGCAGGCCCACCAGGCGTACATCGCCGGCAAACGTCGGTATCACGAGGGCTGCACCATATGAGCCATTGCATCATTCTGAAGGGCGACGACGGGCGCCTGCGAGGGTCAGGAGAGGTCAATGAGCGCGCTTTTCAAAAGTGGCGCCGCATGGTGGCGGAACTCCCTGTGGGGCAGACGCTTTCATTCAGCTTCCGACTGCCGCGCAGCCTCGCGCACCACCGCCATTTCTTTAGAAAGCTCGAGGTTCTGCTGGACCAGACCGAGGCCTTTGACGACGCCACGAAGCTGCGCCACTGGCTGCTGATGGGCGCAGGCCACTGTGATTTCGTCCCGGGCCTGGACGGCAAGCCCAACGCGATCCCCAAGAGCATGGACTTCGAGGCCATGGACGAAGCCGGATTCTGCGAGCTGCAGCGCGCGATCGACAACTTCCTGTGGACGGGGCATGCCCAAGCAGTCCTTTGGCCCGCACTGGACGTGCACCAGCGCTGGGCCTGCATGGAGAGCTTCATGGGAGGTTTCGAGCGATGAGCCAGACCGAGTACTACCTGCTGCTGATGTTGGTGCTGGTCAGCCCCCGCATGAACGAATGGGTGCGCAACGGCATGTTCGGTTTCTGCCTTGGTGCCTGCCTCTGGAAGACCTATGGAGGACTGCTCGGATGAAGCGCCACCACCAACACCGCGCACCCGCGCAGCTGCCCAAGTTCTGGCGGCCGAAGCTGGCCGAGTCCACGAAGCTGAGCGCGAAGGTCGCCCACCACGACCTGGTCCACCGGCTGGAGACCGGCACGGCCACCGTGGCCGATTTGTGGGACTGGATCGAGACCGGCTTCACCTACAGCCAGATGTTCCGGTTGCTGTGGGAAGACGGCGAGCCCCTGACGGAAGAGGCCGAGCACGCCATCGCCGCCCAGCTCAACACCTACCCGGCTGTGTGCCAGCGCCTGCGCGCCAAGAAGCGCGTGGGCCTGTCTGGGCCCGAGCTGCAGATCGCGCGCCAGGCCGCCCAGGTCTTCGACGGCCTCATCGACCTGGACCGCAACGGCATTGCAGTGGCCGCCGTGCAGTGGTCCGAGAAGCAGATGCGCCAAATCCGCCGCGCGCTCTCGATCTGAACCACGCCATCACCTATCCCTGCCAGAAAGAGGACTCCACAATGATCGAAGAACGCTACCTGTCCGCTACCAACGCCTCGAACCTGGCTGACGTGCCCCACCGCATCGGCCAGGTGGACCTGATCAAGGCCAGCGGCCTGAGCGAATACAGCATGGCCTCTCACTACCTGCGCCTCATCTCCAAGCCCACCAGGAGCGACATGGAGCGCATGCATGCCGCCCTGGTCTCCGCTGCAGAGGCGCGCGGGCATACCGACGTGCACGAATCCGTAACGCTGGCCATGGACTGGCTGATGGACCCGCGCTGCAAAGTCTGCAACGGCGCCGGCCTTGTCGAGCGCAAGGGCAAGGACCACAAGTGCCCGAAGTGCAAGGGCGAGAAATTCCGCAAGGAGCCATCCGACATGCTGGCAATGAGCCTGATCACCTATGTGCAGGAATGCCGGCGGGCCCACTCCAGCCGGATATTCAAGCGCCTGCACTGAAATTGACATGGCATAAAACGTGTGGTAACGTTTGCGCCGCGTTGTGTCGAAAGGCACGATGTTTGAGCTGTGCTCAGGCCACTCAATCCGTTGAAGCACTCCCCCGGCGTTGAAACCGGGGCAGGACAGAGATGGATTGACGCGCCCAAAAGATAGCCCGCAAGGTCCATGCCCTGCGGGCTTTTTCGTTTGCGCCCGAACCAGCCGGGACGCGCGCTGCGGGATTGGCGCGCGGGAATGTCTCGCCACAAGCTGCGGAGCTGGTCAGCGAACGGCATCCCCCCAGCGCCCCAGCAGGCGTAAGTCCGATGGGGTGACCAATTCATGCGGGGGTGTTGCAGGGGAGGAAATCCTGTGCTACCTTCTGCCCGTCCGTTAGCAATAGCACTGAACGTTCCGGTTTGCGCCGGAACGGTCGCGACCAGGAAGCCTCGATCAGCAATGACCGGGGCTTTTTTCATTTCCGCGATCAATCCGCGTACACCAATAGAGCCACCCAGTGGCCGCCCAGCAAACCGCCCCAGTGGCGGTTTTTTCGTTTCCAACCACGAAAGGACAGCTATGCAAGCATTCACGCCACTGGTCGTCATCGTTGATGGCGAGCCCCTGGCCTCAACTGAAACCATCTGCCAGGGCATGAAGGCCCAGCACGCCAGCACCATGAAGCTGCTGCGCCGGCATCGCGCCGCCATGGAGCGGTTCGGCTTGGTCAGATTTGAAATCCGGGCAAGAGCGGAAGGGTCGCATGGCGGTGGCGATGTCGAATACGCGCTTCTGAACGAGCAGCAGGCGGCCTTGCTGATTTCGCTCATGCGCAACACCGCCGCCGTCGTAGCCTTCAAGGCGGACCTGATCTCCGAGTTCTTCCGTATGCGTGATGCGTTGAACCAGCGCGGGCATGACCTATGGAAACAGTTGCAGGCCGCCATCGCCCAGGAGGTCGAGTCCAAAGTCCGCGCCTCCTTCGGATCGCACCTGATGCTGGAGCGCAAGAAGGAAAAGGCGCCGCTGCTGGCCCGCATCGAAAGCCTCAACGCCGAGATCCAGCCCGCGCTTCCGCTGCACTGACCACCACCGGTTCTTCGTGGTTGCCCGCTTCGGCGGGCTTTTTTATTCGCGGCCTTGGCCTATCGGTCGGGCATCAGCCTTCCAAGCTGAGGAGCCGGGTTCGATTCCCGGAGGCCGCTCCAGTTCGCCACCGCTCGGGCGCATCCACCACGCCTCACGCGCCAGGGACGCCTTGCCCGCAGCGGTGGCACCTATTCACAGGAGAGCGCCATGACCCCGCGCGACCAAATCCAAGAGCACGCCAAGACCCTTTCCGCCGAGATGCGGACGGCCATTCAGAAATTCCACGATGCCACAGGTGGCCTGAAGGTCGATGAGGTCTATGTTTCGTATGTGGATCACAGCGTCCGCTCCAGCCTGATCAGCGCTGACGGCGACTACATCCTGGAGGGCCGGCACGGTGCGCTCAAGGGGGTTTCTGTGCGCATTGCAGATTGGTTCTCTGACAAGTCCACCAAACAGAACTGATTGAAAGGGCCTGCCATGGCAACACCGGCAAAGGCAAAGCCGGCTGCTGACGTGGCTGGCGCACAAGACAAGAAGGCGCCCGACTGGGAGCGCATCGAGGCGGACTACCGCGCCGGCCTGCTTTCCATCCGTGAGATCGCCGCCGCGTGTGGGGTGTCCCATACCGCGATCCAGAAGCGTGCCAAGGCCCAGGGGTGGGAGCGAGACCTGCAGGCCAAGATAAAGGCGAAGGCTGATGCCCTGGTTGCCAAAGCCGAGGTTGCCAAGTCGGTTGCCACGGAGACATTGGCAACCGAGCGGGTGCTGGTTGAGGCCAATGCGCAGGTCATCGCTGATGTCCGCGTTTCCCACCGCCGCGACATTGCCCGCAATCGCGCGCTCGTCATGAAGCTCATGGAAGAGCTGGAAATCCAGACCGACAACCTCGGCTTGCTGGAGCAGCTGGAAGCCGCGCTTGCTGGAGAGGATGGCCCCGAAGGATTGCTCAAGGCATGCCAGCGCGTGACCTCCACATCTGGCCGCATCGACAGCGCCAAGAAGCTGGCCGAGGCCATGAAGGTGCTGGTGACGATGGAGCGCGAGGCATACGGCATTGCCGAGCCCACCAAGGTTGAAGTGTCGAACCCCGATGGCAGTCTGGCGCAGAAGGGGCGGGGCCTGGCCGACTTCTATGCAGACCATGTACCAGCTCAATCCGAATCTGCGTGACTTCTGGCGCACTCGCAAGCCGTACAAGCTGCTGAAGGGCGGACGGTTCTCATCGAAGACTCAGGATGCTGGCGGCATGGCCGCCTTCCTGGCGCGCAACTACTCGGTGCGGTTCCTGTGCCTGCGACAGTTCCAGAATCGGATTGCGGACTCGGTCTACACCGTGGTCAAGGAGAAGATCCAGCAGGCCGGGTGGAGCGACGAGTTCGACATCGGCGTGTCCACGATCCGGCACAGGGAGACCGGCTCCGAGTTCCTGTTCTACGGCCTAGCCCGGAACATCGAGGACATCAAGGGCACCGAGGGCGTGGATGTCTGCTGGATTGAAGAGGGCGAAGGCCTGACGGAGGAACAGTGGTCGATCATCGACCCCACCATCCGCAAGGAAGGGTCTGAGGTCTGGATTCTCTGGAACCCTGACCTGATCACCGACTTCGTGCAGGCCAAGCTGCCCGCGCTGCTGGGTGACGATTGCGTCATCCGCCACATCAACTACCTGGATAACCCGTTCCTCTCGGAAACGGCCAGGAAGAAGGCCGCGCGGCTCAAGGAGGTCGATCCAGACGCCTATCGCCACATCTACCTGGGGCAGCCGCGCACCAGTGATGACGCCGCAGTGATCAAGTTCGCGTGGGTGGAGGCTGCTGTCGATGCTCATCTGAAGCTCGGCATCAGCCTGTCTGGCGCGCGCGCGGTCGGCTATGACGTGGCCGACTCCGGCGCCGACAAGAACGCCTGCTCGATCTTCGACGGCGCCGTGTGCCTGGAGATGGACGAATGGTCCGCGCCCGAGGATGAGTTGAACCAGTCCACGAAGCGGGCATGGGCGCATGTGGCCGGCGGCTCGCTGGTCTACGACTCGATTGGTGTCGGGGCGCACGTGGGATCGACGCTGGCCGACATGGGCGTGAAGTCGGGCTATCACAAGTTCAACGCTGCTGGCGCGGTCATCAACCCGGATCTGGAGTACGCGCCCAAGGTCAAGAACAAGGACAAGTTCGAGAACCTGAAGGCACAGGCCTGGCAGGACGTGGCCGACCGGCTGCGGAACACCTTCAACGCCGTGACCAAGGGCGAGAAGTTCGAGCCGAGCGAGCTGATCAGCATCAGCGGCGGCATTGCCAAGCTGGAGCAGCTAAAGGTGGAGCTATCCACCCCGCGCCGGCGCTACAGCAAGCGAGGGCTGGACATCGTGGAGCCGAAGGATGCGCTGGCCAAGCGCGGCGTGCCTTCGCCCAACCTGGCCGACGCTTTCATCATGGGCGCGTGCCCGCATCTGGTCGAACGATCTGGATATTCCTGGAGAGGCTTCTGATGGGCATCATCAAAAACATGGCTGATGGGCTCGTCAACATCGTGGCGAACCTGGGCACCGCGCGCGACAAGGCGGCGCACAACCAGTACGTGGACACGCTGCTGGCCGGGCCCGCGCTGCTGGCCGCGTACCGCAACTCCTGGTTAGCCCGGGCCATCATCGACTACCCGGCAGAGGACTCGACCCGGAAATGGCGCCAGTGGCGCGCCGAGGCTGAGCAGATCACCAAGATTGAGCGGCTGGAGAAGCAGCTGCACCTCAAGCGCCGCGTGCAGGATGCCGTGACGGCCGCGCGGCTGTATGGCGGGTCGGCGATCTACCTGAACACCAAGACGGCGAAGCAGGAGCTGCCGCTGCAGGCGGGCAAGGAGGAGGTCCGGTCCCTGGTGGTGCTGACCCGGAATAACCTGACCCCGGACCAGGTGGTGCGCGACATCGACAACCCGTTCTACGGGCGACCGGAGTTCTACACACTGGCCACGGGCGACAACGCCGGCCAGGTGCGCATCCACGCCAGCCGGCTGGTGATCTTCCGAGGTGCCACGCTGCCTGAGGATGCGAACACCGCCACGGCGAACCAGGGCTGGGGTGACAGCGTGCTGCAATCCACGATGGATGCCGTCCAGCAGATGGACGGCACCATGGCCAACATGGCCTCCCTGGTCTTTGAGGCCAAGGTGGACGTGCTGAAGTTCAAGGGCTTCGCCGACCTGCTGGCGGACGGGGGCAATGACGCCCAGGTCACGCGCCGGCTGAGCACGCAGGCGGCCATGAAGGGCATCAACGGCGCCCTGGTCATCGACGCCGAGGACGACTACGAGCAGAAGAGCGCCAACTTCGCCGGCCTGCCGGACGTGGTGGCCAAGTTCATGGACGCCGTGGCCGGTGCCTCGCGCATACCGGTCACGCGCCTGTACGGCCGCGCCGCCGTGGGCCTGTCTGGCTCCGGCGACGGCGACGAGCGCGTGTACTTCGACCGCATCGGGCACATCCAGGCCACGGAGATCCAGCCGGCCATGGAGCTGCTGGACGAATGCCTGATCTGGCAGGCCCTGGGCAAGCGGCCCGAGGAGATCTATTTCGAGTGGCGCCCACTGCGGCAGCTGACCGAGACGGAGCGGGCCGACATCTTCAGCAAGACGGCCTCGGCCGCGCGCTCGCTGGCTGGCGCCACTGCTGGCGAGCTGATCCCCATGGACGCGCTGTCCGATGCGCTGGTCAACGAGCTGACGGAGCAGGGGATGCTGCCCGGCCTGGAGCAGGCGGTGGAGGAGTTCGGGAGCCTGCGCGAGCAAGGCCTGCCGGCAGAGGGCGAGGAAGACCCGCCAGCCACTGGCGCCGCGCCGCTGGCCGATGCCGCGCCGCGCCCCCTGTACGTCAGCCGCAAGGTGCTCAACGCCGCCGAGATCCTAGCCCATTACCGGGAGCAGGGCGTCGGCGATCTGGTGGCCGCCGCAGACATGCACGTGACCATCACCTACAGCCGCCAGCCCGTGAACTGGATGGCGATGGGCGAGGCCTGGGGCAGCGAGCTGACGGTCAACGCCGGCGGCGCGCGGCTGATGGAGGCCTTCGGGGAAAGCAAGGACACGGCCGTGCTGGCGTTCGTCAGCAGCAGCCTGTCCTGGCGCCATGAGGAGATGGTCCGAGCCGGCGCGACATGGGACTGGCCGGAGTACCAGCCGCACGTCTCGATCTCCTACGCCTTCGCCGGCGACATCGATGCCATCGAGCCATGGCGCGGCGAGATCAAGCTGGGCCCCGAGATCTTCGAGGCCCTGGACGAAAACTGGAAGGAGAGCTGACATGGAAACTTTTCAACAGCCAAAGATCACCGGATACCGCCAGCTGACCGAGGCCGAGGCGGCCCTGATGAACGAGATCAAGGCCCAGGGCGTGGTGCTTGGGGAGTTGGTCGAGCGTCTGCGGGCCGCTCCCGATGTGGATGGCCGCTGGGCTGCCATCGGGGCGACTGACCTGCAGACGGGCCTGATGGCGCTCACTCGCGCCGTGGCCCGGCCGACGACCTTCTGAGGCCCGCCATGAACGTGAAATTCGCTGACCGCGTGGCCGTGGGCGAGCTGAAGGAGACCCGCGAGGGCTACCTGGTGGCCACGGCCCGCGTCGCGCGCACCGGCGTGCAGCTGTACTACGCGAGCGAGCTGGGCGACGTGGCGCGGGATGCGGGCTTCAAGCCAGGCGACGTGGTGCGGGTCTATCGGCACGCCGACGAGGTTTTCGCCAAGGACTCGCTGGCCAGCATCACCCGGCTGCCCGTGACCGTTGATCACCCGGCCGAGGAGGTCACCGCGGCGAACTGGCAGCAACTGGCCGTGGGGGAGGTGGGCGACGCCTACGCCACCGAGCCCGAGTGGATCGTGGTCAATCCCATGATCAAGGACGCCGGGGCAGCCAAGGCCGCGCGCACGACCCATCAGGAGATCTCGATGGGCTACAGCGCCGCGATCGTCCCGGCCCGTGACGGCCTGGAGGCCGACTTCGAGCAGCGCGGCATCCGCTACAACCACCTCGCCCTGGTGCCCAAGGGCCGCGCCGGCGAGATGGCACGCATCGGCGATTCCTGGGGCGCGAGCCCTGTCCAAGATTTTCAACCGGGCATTTCGCCCAAATCCAAAGGAGGGCTTATGCCTGACATGAAGACGGTGGTGCTGGGCGACAAGGCCGTCCAAGTTGCCGACACCGATGTTGCTCTGATCGAGCAGTACAAGACCGACATGGCGCGCAAGCTGACCGATGCCGAGTCCAAGCACGCCGCGGCCATCGCAGCCAAGGACGAAGACATCGGCAAGCTGCGCGCTGATCTGGCGACCGCCCAGGCCGCAGCCAACATCGATGTGGATTCCCTGGTGGCCGCGCGCTCCGAGCTGGTGGGCCTGGTCAAGACCATGGACGCCAGCATCGACCCCAAGGGCAAGACCGACGCCGAGCTGCGCAAGGCCGCCGTGCTGGCCAAGCTGGGCGACAGCATCGTCAAGGACGCCAGCGACGCCGAGATCACCGGCATGTTCAAGGCTCTGGCCAAGGACGCCGCCACCACGAACCCCGTGGCCACCGCGCTGCGCCAAGGCGTGGTCAACGTGGGCGACGCCCAGTCCCTGGCCGACAAGGCGCTGGCCACCGCCAATGCCGACCTCAACGCCTGGCGCACCAAGCAGTAAAGGAGGGCACACAACATGCCTATTCAGTTCAAGGAAAACCTCGTCGCTTTCGCTGTTGGCCGCCGCGTCAACATGGAAGAGTGGAACACCATCACTCGCACTAAGGAAGGCTCCGGTACGCTGGGCTTCGGCGTCCCCGTCAAGCCCGGCACTGGCGCGCACACCTGCGTGCAGATCACGGCCACCACCGGTGAAAACGTGCTGGGCATCACCGAGGCCTCGCAGGTCCTGCCGCGCTCCGGTGACGGCTACGCGCAGTACGACAACGTCGGCATCTGCGAATCCGGCGTCATCGGCGTGCTGCTGGGTGCCAACGTGACCAAGGGCCAAGCCGCCCGCTGGAACACGGCCGCCAACAACTGGACCGGCGCTGCCCAGTCCGCCACCGTGGTGACCATCCCCGGCGCGCAGTTCGAGGAAGACGGCGTCAGCGGCGCGGTCGGCGTCGTGCGCTACCGCCGCCCCGTCCCTTCGCTTTCCGTTTCGGGAGCCTAAAAAATGCACCAATTCAACGACCAACAAGCACTCGCGTTCGTCACCAACCAGGCCTACCAGGTCAACCAACGTGTGTACGAGTCGCGCCACCCCGACTGGGAGTTCGGCCGTCTGATCTTCGTGGACAGCTCGGCGCCCGAGTGGTCCCCGGGTATCCTGACCTACACGTCCGACAGCACCGGCCGCGCCAACTGGCAGTCCGGCTACGCCAAGGACATCCCGCTGGCCGATGTCAACCAGGACATGCAGACCAAGACCTTCCAGCTGGCGGCCATCGGCTACCAGTGGAATCTGGAGGAGGTCAACACGACCATGGCCTTCCCTGGTGCAAGCCTGTCGGATCGCCGCGCGCGCGCCGCTCGCCTGGCGTACATGAAGTTCATGTACGACCTGACCCTGAAGGGCGCGCCTGAAAAGGGCATGGGCGGCCTGATCAACTACAGCGGCGTCGTGACGGTCAACGCTCCGGCGGACGGCACCGGCAGCTCCACGCTGTGGGTGAACGCGGCTGGCGTGGGCCAGAAGACCCCGGCCCAGATCGTGCGCGACATCAACATCGCGCTGCAGGGCATCTCGCTGGCCACCTTCGAGACCGAGCTGGCAGACACCATCCTGCTGCCCGTGGAGGCCTACAACTACATCGCCGCGACGCCCTACAGCGCCACGACGATGGAGACCATCCTGTCGTTCGTGCTGCGCACCAACCTGTACACCATGCAGACCGGTCGTCCCCTGACCATCCGCACGGTGCGCGAGCTTGGCACGGGCGCCGCCAACGGCACCACGGGCCGCATGGTGGCCTACAAGAACGACGGCGATTACGTGAAGCTGCACTTGCCCATGCCGCACCGCTTCCTGCCGGTGTACCAGGACGGCCCGCTCAACTACGCGGTGCCCGGCATCTTCCGCACCGGCGGCGTCGAGCTGCTGACCACGGTGGCCATGCGCTACTTGGACCAGATCAGCGAACCGCCCACCCCCTGACGGGTCTGGGTTGAGGGCTACGGCCCTTGACCCGGCATACACAGCCCATTGCCCCGCAGTGGGCTTTTCTATGCCTGGAGCGACCATGAAAAAGATCACGAACCTGACCAACAGCCCCTATGACCTACAGGGCGTCGATGGCCCGGTGCGCCTGCCGGCCTTCGGCAGCGTCGAGGGCGAGTTCTCTGGCGAGTACCTGGACCTGCTGGCTGCCAGCATGGCCGTGCGCTTGGAGGGTGCTGAAGCGCCCGCGCCGGAGCTGACCGCCGCCGAGGACCTGCACGGCGTCGATGCTGCTGCTGAGCCCGCGGACGTGCGCTCCCAGTACGAGGCCCTGGCCGGCAAGCCTGCAGACAAACGCTGGTCCGACAAGCGCGTGGCGGAAGAGCTCGCCAAGCTGCAGAAGGCCTGACCATGGCGGCATACGGAACAGATGATGGCCTGACGGCCTGGCTGACGGCCCAGGGCCTGGCCTTGCCACCTGGCGCCACGCCCGCTACGCTGCGCGCGATCGGCAGCGCCTATGTGGATGCGGCATACGAGACCAGGCTGCAGTGCAGCCACCGCGCCGGCGGCTTCTCCCAGGAGCTGGCCTGGCCGCGCGCCGGTCACCGGGTGAACGGCCAGCCCGTGCCCGAGGACCTGATCCCGCCGGCCTGGATCAATGCCAGCTACCGGGCGGCCTACCTGCAGGCGATCACGCCAGGCTGGGCAACGGGAAGCACCGATCCCAACCGCATCACCAAGCGCGAGAAGGTGGACGTGATCGAGCGCGAGTTCTTCTCGGCGGCTGATGTCGGCGGCGGTGCCTCGGCGGCCGGAATGGCCTCGGACGCCATCATCAATGGGATGGTCCTGCCCTGGCTGTGCTCCAGCAAGCGCCGGGCCGACACGCTGTTCAGGGTGATCTGATGGCCGACTTCTACAGCGAGATGGCCGCCATGACGCGCGGCCTGCTGGCACCGACCAGCCAGGGCGGCCTGGGCCAGGGCGAGATCGTGCTGACCCGCAAGACGCCCGGCACGCCCGGGCCGAACCCGTGGGATCCCGTGGAGCCCGTCACGCAGTCGGAGACGCTGCGCGGCGCGGTGCGCGGTGTGAGCCAGCGCCTGGTCGGAACGGAGATGGGCGGCACGGTGATCCTGGCGTCCGACCGGCAGGCCATCTGCGAGGTGCCCCAGATGCAGTACCAGGCTGGCGACACGCTTTCGGTGGATGGCACGCCAGTCCACATCATCGCCTTCGAGCGCATCCCGGCTGCGGGCACCACGTCGGCAGTGCGCTTCACGATTCGAGGTTGACCATGGCCACGCGCCCCACGATGTCCCAGGCGCGCCTGTTCGCGCTGCTGATCGCCGAGCTGCGGCCTGAGGTGCACCGCGCCTTCATGGCCTCCGTGACGGACCTGCAGGCCAACGTGGATTGGCGCGCGCTGCTGGACGCACTGGCGCGCTTCGACACCCCCGCCGCCATCGCGGCGCTGCACATTGACCCGGCCGCCTGGGCTGAATACAGCTCTGTCATGACCGACACCTACGCCAAGGCCGGCGCATCTACGGCGGCGCAGATCCAGGCGCAGGGCCTGGCCGGGATTGGCAACCGCTTCCGGATGACCAGCCCCGGCGCCCAGGAGTGGATCGCCGAGAACGTGGCCGGCCGTGTGGTGGGGTTCAGCCAGGAGCAGGCAGAGGTGGCGCGCCGCGTCATCGAATCCGGTTATGCCCAGGGCCAGGGCCCGCGCAACATCGCCGTGGACCTGGTTGGCCGAGCCACTGGCGGCACTGCCCGCGAGGGTGGTGTGCTGGGCCTGGACGGCCCGCGCGCCGCGCGCCTGCAGGCTGTGACCGAGGGAATGCGCACGGCAGAGGGTGTCCGGGCCCTGGTGATCGAGCACGTCGACGGCACGCTTTCGGTGCGCTACCAGGTCAACACCGCCACGGAGCAGCGGATCCTGAAGGCCTACAAGGCTGGCAAAGCCGTGCCGGACGCAGAGAGGGCCATCAGCGAGCGCCAGTACCGAAACGCATTGCTGAAGGCTCGGGCCGACACGGTGGCCGAGACGGAGACCGCCAACGCGGTGATGTCGGCGCGGATGGAGCAGTGGAAGCAGCTGGCGGATTCTGGCGTTGTCGACCCAGCGAACGTGATCAAGACTTGGCGCCATCGTCGTGGTGCCTCTCTTTACCACCGACCCGATCATCTCGCCAAATCCGGCAAGTCAGTGCGCGGTCTGTTCACGCCATTTGTATTTCCGGATGGCGCAGCGCTTCAATTTGCCCACGACCCGAAAGGCGGAGCGAAGCACGTGATCCGTTGCGGCTGTGACACTGAATTTCGCGTCGATCACGCAGCCGGGCTGGAGTAGCCAACTGGATGCATGAACAGTAAAATAAGCGAGCCCGCAAAGGACTGGCATCCGATGCGGGCTCTGACCAAACCATCATTCGAAGGAGGAATGAAAGCATGGCTGCGCGCATTTTACCGACGCCTGAGCAACTGCGAGAGCTGCTCCGCTACGAGCCTGACACCGGCAAGCTGTTCTGGCTGCCGAGGCCACGAGAACTTTTCGCAACAAAGCGGTCGTTCAGCTTGTGGAATACCCGTTTCTCTGGGAAAGAGGCGTTCATCACAGTGGGCCCTGTTGGCTACAGATATGGCGCCGTCTTCGGCCACAAGATGTATGCCCATCGGGTCATCTGGGCGATGCAATCCGGCTCTTGGCCGCGCGCAGACATAGATCACATCAACGGTTGCAGAACTGACAATCGGTTCTGCAATTTGAGGGCTGCCACGCGTGCTGAGAACCTGATGAACATGAGTGGTTCGCGCGGAGCATCTGGCGTCAAAGGCGTTTCCCTGCTCGCCAACGGGATCTTCCGTGCCGAGATCAGGGCTTACGGGAAGAGATTCAACCTGGGACGCTTCAAAACCCTGGGCGAGGCCGCGAAAGCCTACGCCGAGGCAGCACATCGTTTGCATGGAGAGTTTGCGAGGACCGAATGACTAATTCATTCTCTGCGGCTATAGGTCAGTGGGCGTCGGAGTCGAAAGAGCGCATGACTGCCGTTTACCGCCGGTCGTTTGAACTGCTCGGTGAAGAGATGGCCAGGTCAAAGAACGAGGGCGGACGGGTTCCGTACAAGACGGGCAATCTGTCGAGATCCATCCTGGCATCGACTCAGGGTATGCCGAAGACGGCAATTGGCCCCTTTTCAGGAAGCAACGTAGGAGTGGTGGCTGCCACGCTTCGGCTGGATCAGCCGGCGTGGATCGGCTATCAAGCCATTTATGCCAGACGCATGAACTATGGCTTCGTCGGCGCTGACAAGCTGGGCCGCGTGTTCAACCAGGCCGGCAGCCACTTCCTGGAGGGCGCCATTGACGCCTGGCCACAGATCGTGGCCCAGGCTGCGAAAGAGATCCAGGGCGCCGTGGAGGGCCGTCAATGAGCGCAGGTATCGAGACATCCATCTGGCTGGCCCTGAAGTCGCGCATCGACACGCTGCCGCTGGCCTATCCGAGGGCGTGGCCGGGGCAGACGTTCCAGGTGCCCAGCACCGGCGGCCAGCTGCTGCCGTTCCTGCGCATCGGCCGTGTCACGGTGGCGCCGTCGCGCCAGCTGCTCGCCGACGGCAAGCCGCACGAGCGCAGCGGGTCGCTGATGCTCACCCTGGTGCAGCCGCTGGGCCAGGACGTGGCGGTCTACGACCAGATCGCCGCGGGCATCGCCGAACACTTCATCGACGGCACGCAGATGCGCTACGGCGCCGTGTGCGTGGCCGTCAGCTCGTACCCGCATGTACAGGAGGGCTACGAGGACACGGGGTACTGGACAGTTCCCGTTCGCATCCCCTGGCGATGTTTTGCATGAAAGGAGGTGGCCATGTGCCCTGACTGCAAGGCGCGGCAACAGCTCGCGCGCGATGCCCTCTACCGGGCGAAGGTGGGCGAGGCCTTGGGCCACGTCGTGAAAGGCGCTGCCGAGATGGTGGGGCTGAAGGAAAAGACCGGCTCTGCTGAGCTGGCCGAGCAACAGGCGCCGCGCGCTGAACGCCGGGCCAAGAAGGGCGCCACGCCCACCGAATAGCGCCCCGCGCGGGCGTCAGCATCGTTTTTTCAACCGACCCGGCCCAGCGCCGGGTTTTTCGTTTCGCCGCCCCTGTGCGGCTTTTTTGCGTAGGAGCAAACACTATGAGCGGTGGACTCTACCCCATTGCGGGTTCGAAGATCTTCATCGGCGGTCCCGTCACCGCCAAGGGCACGGTCGCGGCATCTGACTTCCAGGGCGCCGTCTGGACCGAGATTGGCGGCTGGGCGAACGCCGGCAGCATCGGCGACACCCAGAACGTGGCCGAGCAGGACCTGATCAACGAGCGGCGCACCCGCAAGATCAAGACCACGCGCAACGCCGGCACCATGGAGTCGCAGTTCGTGCCTATGGCCACGGACCCCGGCCAGATCAAGTTCAAGCAGGCCATCGAGGAATGCCGGCCGTACCAGTGGAAGATCGAATGGGGCGCGGACTGCCAGCCTTCGTCCGAGGTCGCCATCAGCATCGCCACGCCGGGCGTTGTGACCTGGAATGGTCACGGCTTGGCAGCGGGCCAGCCGGTGGTCTTCACGAACGAGGGCGGCGCGCTCCCAACAGGCCTGACGGCTGACACGGTGTACTACGTGGTCGCCACGGGGCTGACTCCCAACGCGTTCAGCGTGGCTGCCACCCCTGGCGGCGCCGCGATCGATACCACTGGCACCAGCACTGGCGTCACCACGGCCACCGCCCCCCCGGCAGGCATGACGGACCTCTTCTTTGGTTATGCCATGCCCGGCGCCCGCTCTGGTGGCGCTGCGACTGCCGTGCATCTGCGCACGTGGTCTGTCGCGGTCGACAGCAACATCATCGAGGTCTGACCTCGGCTCACTGAAACCCCGAAAGGGGCCAGGGGCCGGGGGGAGTGGTTCACCCGCCGGCCCCGCCTGAACCATCGAACCGAGGAATTCGCAAAATGGACATCAATAGCCTCATCGTGACCGACGAAGGTCTCGCAGCACTGGACAACGGCGCCTGGGTGCGCGACATCGGCGGCATGCCGGGCCTGGCCCTGAAGGTGCGCGGCCTGACCTCGCCCGACGTGCAGAAGGCGATCACCGCCAAGCAGGCCGCCCTGCGCGCCAAAAACAAGGGCAAGCCCCTCGAAGCTGAACAGCTGGCCAAGACCATGAACGAGATCCTGGCTGAGCAGGTGCTGAAGGACTGGGAGGGCATCGAGGATGCCGGCCAGCCCGTAGCCTACGACCAGGCGCTGGCCACCAAGTGGATCACCTCGCGCAACGGCGAGAAGTTCGCCTCCATCGTGCTGCGCGCGGCCCAGATGGTCGATGCCGACGCCAACGCCTTCGTGGAGGAGGCGGGAAAAAACTCGTCGCCCGCCTGAAGTGGGCACTTGAAAACCCCGACGCGGCCGAGACCATCGCGGACTACGTGCGCTTCGGGCAGGAGATCCCCAAGACGCTCATCCCGCCAGAGCTGACCGACGTGGAGTGGCCGATCTGGCGGGCCTTCTGGGAGCTGTCCACCGAGCGCGGTGTCGGCATGGGTCCCGGGCCGATCCCGATCTCAGCCATCCGCGCCGCCGGCCAGGCACTGGGCCTGCAGGAGCAGTTCTTCAAGCCCATCGTCCGCGCCATGGACAACGCCTACCTCTCGCACGTCACCGGCAAGGAGAAGACCTTCAGCCGGGAAATGATGCGCAAGGGATGAGCCGGCCGGAGCGGGCCGGCGCTTCTTCACCTGGCCCGCTACGCGCGGGCCGCCACATTTCAGGAGGCAGTATGGACTGCAAACCCATCCCCAAGGACCTTGAGTCCGAAGCCCTGAGCGCCGAGGCGTGGAACCACCTGGCGGAATATGCGCCGCGCCTAGTTCGGGCCGCGGCTGAAGGCCTGGGCGTGTCGCTCGGGGCCATCCGTCAAATGGCCGCAGAAGGGCGGATCACATCAGCGGTGCTGGCGGGCGCCTTCCAAAAGAAGGCGCAGGACCAGCAGCAGGAGGACTGCGACCGCATGGCCGAGATCGATGCGAAGGCCGTCGCCTACGGATTCAGTCACGCCGATGTCTTGCGCGCGCTAGATGCCGTGGGCATGCCAGAGTTCGCCGCGGGCGACATGCTCGCCAGGGTGCATCCCGGCGAAGCCATCGTGCCGGCCAAGTTCGACCATTGGCCCGAAGCGCTGGCTCTGGGCCGCGAGATTGTCCGGCTCAACACCCAGATCGCCCGGATTCTGGACCGTTGGGACAGCGACGGCACGCCCAACCAGCGGGCATGATCCTCACCATTCGGAGTTTGCTACGATGGCTACAGTTACAAAAATTGGAGCGAACGTGATCACATACAAGGCCATCTCCGAAATCTTTGCTTCCCACAAAAGGGACCAGCAGGACCAGATTGATGCGATGAAGACCGCCGCGCGCGACTTACTCGATGCCTATGTGGAAAGCTTGGACCTGACATCAACCACATGGGTGAACGCTGCAGGTCATGATGAGCCGTATGTCCAGATGGGCAAGTTTGACGGCCACTCGCACACTGCCAAAAGGGTTCAGGTGATATGCGCGGGTGGTGCAGACCCGAAGATACAGTTCAGCATTTCCCTGGCTCTTCAGTCTTCGCCGGATCTTTTGCCAGACACCTTTGTGAACGTAGACATGGAAATGTCGATGTGCACCAACGAATTCCGGCTCACCATGCTCGACTCGGGACGTGCCATCGGAATTCCTTTCGAAGGCGGGGAGGGAAGATTCGGCGCCGCCTGCTCGGTGATCAGCCAATGCATTCTGTCTGCGTTTACTGTAAAAAAAGCGCGCTGATAATCTTCTGAACATAGGTGCGCTACGATCAGCGCCATGTAACTGCCTGGAGGGCGTATGCGAGTATTGGTCTATATCGGCGCCGTGATCGCGGCCATTTGCCTGCTGTTCTCGTTCTTTGTGACAGGGGCCCCGCAGCAGGCCGCACTGGCGGGAATGGCCTGCGCCTTCGCCATCATCCCCTACGTCCTCTTCCGAGTCCAAGCGACAGCCATTGCTGAAGACCATCACAGAGAGTTGATGGAACTGCTGAAGCAGAAGCAGTAAACACGTCCAGATAGAGCTAGCCACCTCCGGGTGGCTTTTTTTATGCCCGCACGGTAATCCCTGCGGGCTTTTTGTTGGGGTTGAATATGGAAGTCGCAGCACTCGGATTGCGTGTGGACGCCAGCGGCGTGGACGGCGCGGCCAAATCACTCGAGAACCTCACCACACAGGGCGCGCGCGCTGAGAAGTCTCTGAGCAGCGTTGAGGGTGCGGCATCGAAGACGGGCAATTCGCTCAAGACACTGGGTGATGGTTCGGCCAAGGGACTGGGGGCCGTGTCGTCTTCTGCATCGGCAGCGGCTGCAAGCGTGCAAGGCCTGGGCGGCAGCACGAAGTCCGCCCAGCTCTCACTGCGCGAAATGCTGGCCCAGGCGGCCAGCGCCAGCCAATCTGTGGCTCAACTGGCCTCAGCCATGACGGCAGCAGCGAATGCCGCTCAGGCCGGCGCCAAGGCGCAGGCGGACGCCGCCAAGTCTGCTCAGGAGATGGGGCGGGCTTTCCAAGCCGCCAGCGAGCAGGCAAAGGGATACAGCGCTGCTGCGCAACAGGCCTTTGCGACGAGTAAGGAAGGTGCGGCGGGTGCGTCCGAGGCCTTCGGTCTGCTGCGCACTGCAATGGTCGCTGTGGCCTCGCTTACCGTGGTGAAGCAGTTCGCCACGATGGCCGACGCGATGACCAATGTGAATTCGCGGTTGAAGCTGGTGACCTCCAGTTCCCAAGAACTCGTGACGGTGCAGGCGCAGTTGTTCTCGGTCGCCCAAAGCACGCGCATTCGCTACACCGATTTGGTAGACACGTTCGCGCAGATGTCGCGTGCCACCAAGGAGCTTGGAGTCTCTCAGCGTGACATGCTCAAGGTCACGGAGACCATCAGCCAGGCGGTGACGATCTCGGGCGGTTCAGCTGCGTCTGCACAGGCTGCCCTGGTGCAGCTGTCTCAGGGCTTCGCTGCCGGCGCGCTGCGTGGCGAAGAACTGAATTCGGTGATGGAGCAAACGCCCCGATTGGCCCAGGCCATCGCGCAAGGTTTGGGCGTGAGCATTGGCGAATTGCGCCGTCTCGGCGGCGAGGGGGAGTTGACGGCCGAGAAGGTGCTGGGCGCGCTGCAGAAGTCTTCCGAACAGGTGAAGACCGAGTTCGATCAGATGAGCGTGACCATTGAGCAGTCACTGACCAGGGTCGGCAACAGCGTGATGAACCTGGTTGGCACGGTTGACCAGCTGGCCGGTGCATCTTCTGGCGTTGCCGGCATTTTCTCGCGCTTCTCAACGAACCTGGACTCGCTGGATGGACAGGTAAAGGCGATGGCGTCAGCCAACAGCCTGTCGGACTTTTTCTTCACGGCCTTCAACACCGAGCAAAGGCTCAACGAAGAGCTGGCCGTCACTCAATCCGAGTTGAGCAACCTGAGGACACGGCTGGAGGCCAACCCGGACAACATCTATTTGAAGTCCGCGACGGCTGATGCTCAGGCGCTGGTTGGCCAGTTGAATGCTGCAATCGGCCGAATGGCCGTGCTGAAACAGGCTGGCAGCGCATCCGCAGCTGGCGGAAACGGCGATCCCTATAACGACGGTTCGGCATACAGCGGCTACCAGAAACTGGAGAAGGACCGCGAGGATGCGGCGCATCGCCTGGCCCAGATCACCTCTCGGCAAAACGGCATTACGAAGCAGTTTCTGGCCGACCTGAAGACCTACCAGGACGCCCTGAAGACAGGCGTCATTACCGAAAAGGAGTACGCCGAGGCGGTAAATCAGGCCAATAAAAAGCGCTACGAAGGCACTGAGGCTGGCAAGGAGGCCGCGAAGCAGGCGAAGGCGAATGCTGCAGCGGGGAAGCACGAGCAAACCGCGTACATGGGACTCAAAGCCTCCATCGAGGAAAAGATCGCCCTCAACCAGCAGGAGGTCAATTTCTCCGGTCGAATCAACGAGGCCCAGAAGGCAGAGATCAAGCTGAACGAGGACCTGCGGAGCGGGAAGCTCAAGCTGACCGCTGCGGATGAAGCCACCCTTCGCGCGCGCATCGAGATTTGGAAGCAGCAGGAAAAGCAGAAAGACCAGGCCAAGCGCGAAGTGGCCATGTACCAGCAGCAGTCCGAGGCGGCCCAGCAGCTCGCCGACGAATACGTGCGCCAGTCCAAGGCCGTCGAGTCGGTGCGCGTGGCCAGCGACAAGGCCGACCAGGCCCTGCGGGACCAGCTGGAGCGCATGGGCGTGGAGGAATCCATGATCGGCCGCACCACGGCCGCGCGCGAACTGGCCGTGGCCATGCTGGACGCAGAGATCGAGCGTCGCAATGCCCTGAACGCCATCGACAGCAACCTCGACATCAACGAGACCGTGCGCCAGGAGCAGCGCATCAAGGTGGAAGAGCGCTACGCCCTGCGCGTGTCGCTGGCCCAGCGCAAGGTCTACGTGACCGAGTGGGACAAGACCAGCCAGCTGATCAGCGACACGCTGTCCGACTACATCATGCGCGGCGGGGAAGATGCAGCGCAGTACCTGAAGCGGCTGTTTGCCACGCTGGTGCTGCAGCCGGTCGTCCAGGCCGTGGTGGGCGGGCTCATCGGCGGCGGCGGTGCCGGCGGCGCGGCCGCGACGAGCCTTCTGGGCAGTGGTGCCTCGGGGCTGGTCAGCAACCTGCTGTTCGGCGGCATGTCGCTGACCACGGTTGGCAGTTCCATCGGCGCCGGCATCATGGCCACGCTGACTGGCTCCAGCCTGGGCGGCGCGGGCGCGGCCGGCATCCTGGCCGGCGGCTCGTCGGCGCTGGGCATGCTGGGCGGTGCGTTGCCATACCTGGGCGCCGGCCTGGCCGTGCTCAAGATCCTGTCCGGCGACTGGTTCGGCAGCCGTGGCCCCAACCACTCGGGCGGCGTGGCCTCCACGGCGACGCAGGACCGTGCCGAGGCCGCGCGCCAGGCGCTGGGCGTCGATGCCTGGGGCAACACCCTGGGCGACTTCACCTCGCGTGGCAACGCCGAGATCGACAAGCAGCTGGACACCACCCTGAAAGGGATGCTGGACCTGTACAAGCAACTGGCCAAGATCGGCGGCGCCACGGTGAAGGACATCGACATCGCGGCCGGATTCAGCGTCAACCCGAAGCACGGCGACGAAGGCGCGATGGGCTTCTTCCAGATCATCGACAAGGCCACGGGCGAGATCCTGTCCCGGTTCAAGGATCGGGAGATGGACACCGACCCCCAGAAGGCCTGGGCCAAGTTCGTTGCCGAGATGGGTGGCGCGCTTGTCACGGAGATCAAGAAGGGCGACATTCCCGGCTGGATGAAGGAGGAGCTGGACGCCCTGGGCGACGACGTGACGCTGGAGGGGCTGAACGCCGCGATCCAGCGCATTGCTGTCATCGATGCTGCATTCAAGGGCTGGGCGGACACGGTGATCGGGTTCGCGAACCTGACGGCGAAGGCCCAGACCGAGCTACTCAAGTTCTCCAACGGCATCGAGGCGCTGGCCAACAACGTCAACGCCTTCTATGCCAGCTTCTACAGCGAGCAGGAGAGGGCCGAGATCTTGCAGCGACAAGTGCGTGACCAGCTCAAAAAGCTGGGCATCGACATCGATCCTGCAGGCGGCGAGGCTGCGAAGAAGGCCTTCCGCAAGCTGATCGAGGATGCGCTGGCCTCTGGCAACAACGAACTGGCGGCAAAGCTGCTGGCCCTGGCGCAGCTGTTCGGCGTGGCGGCCGACGCGGCGCAGAAGTCGGCCGAGGTGGCCGCTGATGCCGCGAAGACCGCTGCGGAGGAGGCCGCGCGCGCGCTGGAAGAGGCGCAGCAGAAGGCCAAGGACTTGGCCATGGCCAACTTCGAAGCGGCCATTGCCCGAGAGCAGCAGTACTGGCAAGCCGTGGCGTCCAACGCTCAGGAGGCCGTGCAGGCGATCACGGGCATCCTGACGCCTCTGAAGCAGGCGGCCAAGGAGCTGTTCGGCAGCATCGAGTCTGCGGGCCAGATGCAAGCGGTGCAGGGAATGCTGTACATCGAGCGGGCCATTGCGGGCCTGCGCGGTGGCGCCAAGCTGTCTAGCTACGACGGGCTCACGGACGCGATCAGCGCGGCGCGCGGCGGCATCACATCGGGTCGTTACGCATCGCAGTTTGAACGCGACCGTGATGCCCTGGTGCTGGCCAACCAGCTCAAGCAGATCGCCGGCTTCGGAGACCTGCAACTCAGCGTCGAGGAAAGGCAGCTGAAGAACTCGCAAGAGCAACTCCAGAAGCTGGACAAGACGCTGGGCTACTGGCGGGATCTGCTCGACGGCAACAAGGCGCAGATCGATGCGACGCTCAGCGTGGAAGCAGCGATCAAGGCGCTGGAGGCGCTGCTTTTCCCGGAAAAACCTCCCGCATCGGGCGGCGGCTCTGGGCCGGGCAAGACGCCAACGCCAGACTGGGGCGGCGGTGGTGGTGGCGGATTCCAGCCGGCGAACAGCGGCAAGTACAAGACGCCCACGGCGATCTTGGGCGGCGGCGCGGTCATCTACGACTACGCCGCTCCTGACTACGAGAAGCGTCTCGACAGCCTCGCGCCGACGTTCGAAAAGTACCGGGGTACTGGCGATTTCACGGGTCTGGCAGAAGACTTCCGAGCCGCTGGTGGGACCGCCAGGGACCTCGCGTACTTGTATGGCTTCAGCGAGTCGGATGTGCTGGCCGCCCTGGACCGCAACGGCATCCCGCGTTTTGACGTGGGGACGAACCGCGTGCCGCAGGACATGCTGGCCATGGTCCACAAGAACGAAGCCATCGTGCCTGCGGCGTTCAACCCTTGGGCTGGTGGCTCATTGGGAGGGGACCTGGGTCTGGAGTTCCGCGCAATGCGTGCCGAACTCGCGCAACTGCGTGAGGACCAGCGCGCCCAGGCCTCCGCGACCTTGAGCCTGCAACGGCAAACCGCAAAGATTATCCAGAGCTGGGACGGCGATGGACTCCCTCATGAACGACAGGAGCAAAACGCATGAACCAACTGCGTGTGGTTAATCCACTGCAGGTCACCTCTGCGATGCTGGTGAGCACGGACGTGCCAGAGAACGACTATCCCGAGTGGTCCTCTGGCACAACCTATGCAATCGGCGCCCGGGTGATCCTGGCTGCTCAGCACAAGGTCTACGAAAGCGCGTCGGACGGCAATGTCGGGAACAACCCAGCAACGCCGTCCGCCACGCCGAAGTGGAAAGAGGTTGGGCCTACAAATCGCTGGAAAGTCTTCGATGAGTCCAACTCTTCCCAAACTGTTCAGGCCAACAAGATCACATACAGAATTCGCCCTGGTCAATCCATTCCAGCTATCGGGGTTTTAAATATCCGTGCTGGCGTGGAAATCAAGGTCACTGTATTTGACGCTGGCGGAACTCAGGTGACACAGCGTGTTATCAGGTTGGCGCGCTACCCTGTGGCATCGTCTTGGTGGACCTGGTATTTCGGGGAAAAGCGCGCGCCTACGCAGGCTCTGATCACGGATTTGCCTTCGTATCCAACTGGAGAAATCCTGATTGAAGTTACCGGCACTTCGCAATTGGCGGTTGGCGTGATTCTTCTTGGTGTGGTTCGGGAATTTGGTCTTTGGGTAAAGGCCGGCGCGCGGGTTGGCATCCAAGACTATTCGCGTAAAGAGCGAACAGAGTTCGGAGACACTGTAATTGTCGAGCGTGCGTTTGCGAAAAGGGCAACACTGCAGCTTTGCGTCGCATCAGGTGAGGTAGATGCGCTTAATGCATTTATGGCAGAAGTGCGAGCAAAAGCTTGTCTTTGGATTGGATCCGAAAGGTATGAATCCACAACAGTTTATGGTTTCTACAAGAACTACGACTTCGGAATTGATTACTACGACTACTCCACATTTGAAGTGGATCTTGAGGGCCTGACATGACCGACATCATTGCACCACCGACCATCTCGGCGCTGCCGCCAGCGCCGTTGCCAACCGACACCCCGACCGAGTTCGATGCCAAAGCGTTTGCGATGGTTGCTGCCCAGGTTGGGTTTGTCCCCCAGGCCAATGCTCTGGCATCCAACGTCTTCGGCAATGCCACTGCCGCTTTTGAGCGGACTGCGATAGCCCAGGCTGCAGCACTGACTGCGACGACACAAGCAGACGCCGCGCTTGGCTATCGCAACCAAGCCGGCAATTCTGCGACTGCGGCAGCCGGCAGTGCGAGCACTGCTTCCTCGGCTGCGGGCACGGCCACGGACAGTCTCGCGGCAATGCAGGTCATGTACCTGGGGTCCAAGGCTGTCACCTCGCACCCGACGACCGACAACATGGGCAATCCGCTGCAGGCCGGCGCGCTTTACACCAACACGGGCACGAATGCCTCGATCAACAAGCGAGGCTGGTGGTGGGATGGTGCGATGTGGCAGTTGGCATGGGGCGAATTTACCGGCGCATACCTCCCAATCACAGGAGGGGTGCTGCAAGGACACCTGAGCGTGCCGGCCGGGGCGACCGGCAACCAGGTGCCTCGGGCAAATGAGGTGATGCCTCGCGCGGCGGCTTATTACAGCACTGCGACGCCCATGTCTGCATCCCCGCCAGGAACCGTTGGCTTCTTTGAGTCCACGACTGGGGGCGGCACTGATTGGCCTATGCAAGGTAGCTTGACCGTGCATGGGTGGGTAGTGGAGACGTGGGATCGAGGTGGAGTCCGTACTGTGCAGACTGCGACGTTCGCCATGGCGTCGGGGTCTCTTGCTCAGGGCACACAATTCCGTAGATACCAAGTTGACGGTGTGTGGCATCCGTGGGCAAGAGCCGTTTCGGATCTTGATTTTCGTGAAAAAGTCTATGCAACAAACACCGGAGTTGGACCAGGTGATGCGAAGGTTTACTACCTTGACCCATCAAAGGGCTCAATTCATCAGCTGACAGTGCAGTACAACACGTACTTTACGGGAGCTCTTCGTGGTCTGGGTGATCAGATAACACTGCGTTTGAAATTCTCGGGAGGGGCGTGGCCCATAAGTTTCAACACTAATTTCAGGTTTCCTGCAGGCGCCGGATTTCCAACATACGCATCTGGACAAACACTTACGATGACCTTCTTCAACACCGAAGGTTCGTACATAGACGGATTTATTGCAGGAGTGCACAACCCATGACAGCGCGCTGGATAATGGCTTCTGGTGGGCAAGGTGTAATACTTAACTTTTCAGGGTTAAGCATTAATCCCGATCTTCTAGCACTTGCTAGGGCTCAGGGATGGCTAGGCTACGGGAAAATAACAATTAACGTCCTCTCCGGTGGAGATGTCGGCGCTCTAGTGATTCCTAATGATTTCCCGGACGAATCTGTCATTATCATAAATAATGGAAGAATTGGGGGATACGGCGGTAGTCGAAACTCCCGTGGAGGTACGGGCATATACACGCGCCGCAAGATCACGGTCACGAATAACGGCACCATATTCGGTGGTGGTGGCGGCGGCGGTGATGGCGGTGATGCAACGATATGCGCTTATTCCTCGTGCAGCATAGGTCGTGGCGGCGGTGGCGGTGTTGGTGGTGGATATGTCCTCGTGTCGTCGGTTTACCAGTACCGGCAAACCGGAGGCGTCGGTAATCAGGGGTCAAATGACTCGATACCTGGGGTAAATTCTGCTTCTGGCGGAAGAGGTGGCGATGGTGGCGCAATTGGATTAGCTGGTCAATCTGGGTCATCCGGATCAACAAGTGGAACGTCTGAGCCGGGTTCCCCGTCCTATACCACTCCTGGCACTGGAGGGCCTGCAGGATATTACGTTGATGGCAATTCATTTGTTACCTGGCTTGTCGCAGGGACGCGGATCGGAAATGTGATTTAAAGGGGATAATATGTATATTGACAAAGAAACAGGCGATTATCCGTTGAATATCTCACAGATACAGGAAAGGCACCCGCTGACAATGATGGCGCACAATTTGATGCGCTATGCGCTCGTTGAGCGCTCGGAGCCGCCTGAGCACAACGCGGACACGCACAAGCCCGTCGAGATCGAGCCCGTGGAAATCGACGGCGTGTGGCGGCAGCAGTGGTCTGTTGTGCCGCTGTCGGCAGAGGAGCTGCAGGCCGTGGCCGCCGCAAAGGCCAAAGCCGAGCAGGAGGCACGGGATGCAGCGCGCGTGCGCGTCACCAAGCGCCAGGCGCTGCTCGCCCTGTACGACCTCAAGAGCATCCGTGAGGAGGCCATCCTGGCGGCGATCAACTCCATTGAGGACGAGCACGCGCGCTATCGAACGCTGGTCGATTGGCAGGGCGCAGCAACGATTGAGAACGACAGCCCGACTGTGCTGCTGCTTGCCGCTGCGCTCAACATCACGGCCGATCTGCCAACCCTGTTCGATTACGCCGAGGCCCTGTAGGCCGAGATCACCCAACACCAACCCGCTTCGGCGGGTTTTTTCATGCCCGAAAGGAACCTCATGAGCACCCCACGCGGTATCCGTAACAACAACCCCGGCAACATCGACCGCACTGCAGAGAAGTGGCAGGGCATGGCGGCCGACCAATCCAGCGACGCGCGCTTCGTGGTGTTCTCGGCGCCGGTCTGGGGCCTTCGCGCCCTGGCCAAGGTGCTTCTGAGCTATCAGCGCAAGCACGGCCTGCGCACGCCTGCAGCGATCATTGGCCGCTGGGCGCCCCCCGTCGAGAACGATACCGGCGCCTACGCGCGCCAAGTGGCAAAGGCGCTGGGCGTCGGCGTCGGTGACCAGATCGACCTGCAGCAGCCCGAAACGCTGCAGCGCGTCCTGCCTGCCATCGTCCAGCACGAAAACGGCCAGCAGCCATACCCGGCTGCCCTGATTGCTGAGGCTGTGCGCCTGGCGCTGGAGTAACCGCGCATGGATGCACCAGATCTCAACAGCCTGCCGGGTGGCCCATTGGGCGCGCTCACTGCCGCCCTCGCGGCGATCAGCGGCGGCTTCATCTTCCTGCGGCAGTACCTGAGCCGCGGCGCTGCAGACCGGGCAGACGACGCCGGCCGGGTTTCGGCCATCAACGTCTACAAGGAGCTGCTGGAGGCAGAGCGGGCCGCACGCGCCCTGGCCGACAAGCGCGCCGACGACTTCGCCCGTGAGCGCAACGAGGCCATCACGATGATGGGCAAGCTGCAGGGCCAGCTCGAAGGGATGCAGCGGCAGCTGCAGCAGGCCACCGAGGAAATTGCAGGCCTGGAAAACCGGGTCCGCCAACTCACGGAGCAAGTCCATGCAAAAAGCTGATTTGCACAAGGCGCGCGACCTGGCCGCCGGCCTGCTGCTGCTGGCCACGCTGCTCGGCAGTGGCGCCGGCCTGGGCTACTGGCTCGGCACCGAGAACATGCGCACGCTGCTGGTGGAGGCCCGGCAGGCGCACGTTGATGAGATCGGCCGGCTGCAGGAGGCGCATCGCACTGCACTGCAGGCCGTGTCTGGGACGCTGCAGCGCGCGGCAGCCGATACAGCCCAGGCGGCAGACACGGCGGCAGCAGCGGCAGAGACAGCCCAGGGCGCGGCGGCGATTGCGGGCAAGGCGGCCAAGGCTGCAGGCCTGCCAGCGGCGGCCATCGAGCGCGACCGCAAGGCCATCAACTCGACCATCCAGCGCGCGAATGAGCGCATCGGGGAGGGTCAGCGATGATACGTGCCCCCATCCTTGCGCTGCTGCTGGTCGGCTGTGCCGAGGCGCCGACGCCCGCGCCTGCCCCGCCAGAACTGCACGTCATCGAGGTGCGCCGCGAGTGTCCGCCACTGCCCGAGCTGCGCGCCGGGGCATCCGGGGTGGAGCGCCGCATCCACACCCAGACCATCGTGCGCATGTACGCCGCTTGCGCGGGAGGCGACCATGGTCGTTGACAAGCTGAAGGCCTACGGCTGGCAGGCGCTCGCCCTGGTCTTGGCGGCCCTGCTGGCCTGGCAGACCATGGCCCGGCTGGGCGCCGAGCGCGATGCGGCTCAGGCTCGGGGCGAGCTGGCCGGCGAGCGCGAGGCGTCGGCTACGGCCGCGCGCCAGGCATCTGAGCGATATCGAAATCTGGAGGACAAGCACCGTGAGGACCTACGCACCATCGACACCCAGGCCCGGCAGGAGCTGGCACGCTCTGCCGCTGATGCTGATGCTGCCCGTGCTGCTGCTGGCCGGTTGCGCGGCGACCTCACCGACTACATCACCGCCCACCGTGCCGCCGCCCAGGCTCGCGCCGCTGCCGGACAGTGCGCGCCAGACACCGGCGCCCTCGATCTGCTCGCCGAGCTGCAGCGCCGCGCTGACGAGCGAGCGGGAGCGCTGGCGCGCATTGCTGACGACGCCCGAGGCCGGGGTAGCGCCTGCGAGCGAGCCTACGACGCCGGCAGCGCGATGATCGAGGCGGCGCGGTAG